GTCGAAAGCTAGGCTCACGTAAATGCGATTTGCTAAGGCCACGAAGGGTAAGTCCAAAAGAAATTTTGGCAGCCTCCGTGCGGATAGAGTAGACGAGATTGTCTGTTCGGTTCTCCGGGACCTTCAGTCTTTGGTTGGATTACTCGGAAAAGTTCTTCATTTGGAACTTCCCAGGATCCCAACTCTACAGACTGTGGCAGAAGTAAAGAAATTCTGCGCTGGTCCCGTCGAATTGTCACCGTCCCATGGTTGGGAGCGTCGTAAGATTCATTATGACGGTAGATCTAAGTTCGTTGGATCATGCCGTCGTCGTGATTACATGAGTCTTGCCGCATCCCTATTTCTCTTCCGAAAAACGTTGCCTGCTGACTCTCCGTCGTTGGATGCGTATCATGACAAATTCAAAAATGAGAAGCCGGTTAACGGCGGATTTTGTGATTTTGTTGATCAAGAGATCCCCCGGCTCTTTAAAGAGGGTTGGGACAGGGGATTCCATGATCGCATTAAGAGGGTCATTGTGGGTCGTAAATCGTGCCTCGAGAAAGGAGATGGAATTGAGACTTCTCGTGATTTTTTCATTAATAATCGTGAAGGTTTCATGCAGATGTGCACTGAGGGTGTTAAGATCCCTCACATGCGTCGTATTGCTATTGCTGTCAAGTCCGGCAAGGCGCGTGTGATAACGGTTGCGTCTGCGTTCCAGTATTGCCTTTCTCCCCTGGCCAGTATGATTTATGATCACCTGTCAAGTAAGAGGTGGCTTCTGCGTGGAACCGCAACACCGGCGTCTTTCCAAGGCTTTGAACGTGTAGCCGGGGAAAAGTTCGTGTCGGGAGACTACGAATCGGCTACTGACAACTTCAATTTGGGTCATAGTCGTCACATTCTTAGTAGAGTCTTAGAGACTGCTTCTACCGTTCCGGACGGTGTGAAGGAGACTGCGTTAGACTCGTTGAATGCGGTGGTCGTGTCAGACGGTCGAGAAACTTTCATGAGGTCGGGTCAGCTGATGGGAGACAAGCTCTCGTTCCCACTGCTGTGCCTGACTAACTACCTTGCGTTCGCCTATGCGATGCGACCTTTTGGTAAGTTACCTCCATGTAGAATTAATGGAGATGACATTGTCTTTAGGTCCACGATAGCGCAAGCGGATCGGTGGTTCCAGGAAGTTTCTCGCTCGGGTTTGGTCGTAAGTAGGGGAAAAACGATGATTGACGATCGCTTTTTTTCTCTGAACTCGACTTTCTTCGAGTCCACTGGAGGTTACCCCAAGTTCGTACGGTTCATACGGCCCCTTCCCTTGATACGTCCATCCACTGATGGATCATTGAAGTTGGGGTCGAGGGCGCGGTCGTCGTGTGTCGGTTTCTCCGGCATTGATCGTGAACTCATTTGGACCGAGTTCTTGAGGCGTAATAAGTCGTACCTTTGGAAATCACAAGTTTCTCTGTCAAGAGGTCACGGCATCCGTGTTAGACCTCACAACCTGTCGGCACTTGGTATCTTTGAGCGTGAGCAAACTTATCTGAGTTTGCCGGATTCATTAGATTCGTTTCCGTCACAGTCCCGTCACTTGGACGGATTTGTTCGGATTCCCGTAACAACAAGAGCTACGGCAAGGGCCGTTGCAGGTTGTCGAGACGAGCTTCGCATGAAGTTCGTGGATGAGGCGTGGCTTCCTGAGGAACCTGTTGAGATCCAGGCTATGGGTCCGATCAGGTACGGGAAGACGGTATTACGTAAAGGTGTCGTGTCAATTGGTAAGTTCTCCCATTTGTTCGGGAGAGACTATCCAGGCCGATTCATGGCACCGAGCATGTTTTACCGTCGTTACGAAAAAGAAAACGTTAAGAAGGGATACGTGGTCGAAGGGTGGAAACCGACAGATATCAAATTTGTCGCCGCCGGAAGCTTCCGCTTTTCGGATTAGTTCTTCGTACCGAGAGAATAAAGGAGGGACTCTTGGTCCG